CGATTTTACGAGTCTTTATCAGTTTTAACTTTTGGCGATGATAATTGTATGTCGTCTAAATATGACTGGCTAAATCATGTTGCTATAGCGGATGTGTTAGCACGATATGGAATTGTGTATACAGCTGCAGATAAAGAGTCTGAAATAGTTCCGTTTATTTCAACAGATGAGTTAGAATTTTTAAAGAGAAAATTTATTGTAAACTTACATGGTCAGGATACTGTTGCTTGTCCACTGGCAGAAGAGTCTATTATTAAAATGCTCACTGTTGTAACCTATAATGGTAATATTACTTTTGATCAACAATGTTGTGAATCTATACTTGCAGCAAATCGAGAGTATTTTCAATATGGTAAAGAGGTATGCGATGAGAAGAGAAAATTCTTAGATTTTCTGATTGAGAAGTATGAGTTAGCACCGTATTTGCCCGATGGGAGATTATTATCTTATGATGAGCAACATGCTCAATTATTTAATTAAATATATATCTGACCGAGATGTCGTTAAACTATAGTGACCGAAATGTCAAAAAACTAGTTGAATACACTTTTTGCGGTAATGCCGCTTGTCATATCGACGGCAATGTTTACAATCAAACCAAAAATGGGGACTTTCCCCGCATCAATTTTATCTAATTGTTGTGTTAGGCGCATCGAATGTACCTGTTCACACTGTTACTACCATAATCCTGATTCAAAGCTCGCTCAGGATTATATCGCGAAATTATGGGATCGCGAACATACAGAGCAAAGAATACATAACAAAGTAATTGTTCAGTCAGGTGAAGCATTGGACGTCGAAGTTTCGTCTGAGGTTGCTGAAGTTGAACAAAATGTGGAGTTTACTGACGCTGTTGATCAGTATAGTCTAGTTATTGGTCGTACACTAACTGATAACACTTTTAGTATGGCAGAGGTTGGTGATGCTGACGGCTTAGCACATTTTATGGAACGTCCTGTACGTATTTTCAGTAAAGAATGGGAGGTGGGAGAATCCCCTCGTTATCTTAATGCTATAAATCCATGGGCTTTGTTCTTAGATAATGCTAGAGTTAAAAATAAGCTTGAGACTTTTAGATTGTTACAAGGTGAACTTCATATTAAGATTGTTGTTAATGGCTCACCATTTCATTATGGTAGAATGCTTGTTGCATGCAGGCCTAGCAGTATTGATAACAATAATACTACAGCAACTCCTATTGACTCGTTTACAGTTACCCCTTATAGGAGTACTGCGAACACAGCTCGTCCTGTTCGTGCTGCTCAGACCTTTTATTCATGTAGACCACACGTATATATAGATCCTAGTACGAATCAACCACAAGTTATACATTGGCCATTTTTTACAAGTGGTAATTATATTGATTTGTCAGACCCCGCTACTGTTGAGCGTATGGGCCTCCTTGAAATATGGGAATTGAATACTATGCAACACGCTAATGGTGCTAATGATGCTATAGAAATTACAATGTTTGCATGGATGACTAATGCTAGGTTAGCTGGTTTAACCGCTAGTTCAGTAGTAGTGCAATCAGGTACGACTGCTCCTAAGAAGAAAAAAGTTGTGTTTACTAAAAACAGTGGACAAGATGAACATGAACCCAATGGTCTTATTTCAGCTCCTGCTAGCACCTTAGCTTCATATGCAGAATATTTCGTAAATATTCCGTATATTGGTAAATTTGCCAAAGCCACAAGCATAGCAGCTGGCGCAGTTGGACATGTTGCTAAGTTGTTTGGATATTCTAGACCAGTTGTTTTAACAGATACATCTTTCTATCGTCCCCAACCTTTGTCAAATATGGCGAATTATTCAGGGGCTGATCCAGTTATGAAATTATCACTTGATCCTAAACAAGAATTGACAATTGATCCATCAACTGTTGGTTTATCTTGTGAAGATCAAATGTCTTTTTCGTATTTGTCCAAGAGAGAAGCTTGGGTTGACACCTTTGATTGGAATACTCCTGGTTCTGCGTCATTATTTGATGGTAAAATATATTCTATACTTGTACACCCTCATGTCGCACCTGTTTATTTGAATGGTGCTGACCCTGATATTCACATGTTTCCACAAACACCTGTGTCTTTTGTAGCTCGTCCATTTGAATTTTGGACAGGTTCTTTAAGATATCGTTTTCAAGTAGTTTGTTCCCAGTTTCATAGGGGTAGACTTATGTTTGTTTATGAACCAAATGCAGGCGTTAATGGTACTATAGATGATGTAAATAATCGTTTTACACACATTGTAGATATATCTGAGGATCGCGATGTTACTTTTGAAGTTAATTGGACTCAGCAGAACGCATATAGACGTTGTGATGTTGAACCAGATACTACCTCTCGCTTTACATGGCTAGGCGCTACTCATGCTTTTCCTGCAGCTGATGTAGCACGTGCTAATGGCGTATTAGAAGTGTATGTGCTCAATTCATTGGCCGCACCCACTGATAACGCAAATGTTAGTGTAAATGTGTTCATCTCTGCTGGAGATAGTTTTGAAGTTAAGGCTCCTGGTCGTTTGACTGAGTGGGCGTATTCACGGCTTGACGTTGACGTTGGTCCACCTGCATTGGCACAGTCTGGTACGCGCATGTCTGAAATGACATCATATGAGAATATGCCTGAGCAAGATGTTATGTATGTTATTAATGGTAATTCTAAGAGCTTGGAGCTTGAACAATCATCTGTTTATTTTGGTGAGACAATAGTTTCAGCACGAAGTTTGTTGAAAAGGTATTGTTTTCACCGTACATTGTTAATAGAAGGTGGTTCACCTGCTCCTACTAGTGATAGAATATACATTGTGGATTACACACTTAATGTTATCCCAGTTGGACCGGGAAAATTGTATGGTAGTTCTACAATTAGTAACATAACTTCAGCTTCTACTGGTTTTTACAATATTTGTGCTTTGACGTACATACGATTTTATTTATCTGCGTATGTTGGATACAGAGGTTCCATTAGATGGAAAGCCGCTGCACTAACTAAGCAGCAGGGAATTGTTAGTTTGCGTGCGTCACGAACAACAGATCGTAAAACCGAGCAAATTA